GGTAAAAACACCAAAGTAATTATGGTTTCAACCCCTCACGGGATGAACCATTTTTATCGATATTGGCATGATGCGGAAAAAGGAAAGAATGAATATGTTCCTACAGATGTTCATTGGTCAGAGGTTCCTGGTCGCGATGCTGAGTGGAAAGCACAAACTATAGCAAACACTTCAGAACAGCAATTCAAGGTAGAGTTTGAATGTGAGTTCTTAGGTTCTGTCGATACTTTGATTGCGCCATCAAAATTAAAATCTTTAGTTTACTCCGAACCAATAAAAAGAAATGCTGGTTTAGATGTTTATGAAAACCCTAAAGAAAATCACGATTACATAATCACAGTAGATGTTGCCAGAGGAGTAAGTGAAGATTACTCGGCATTTGTTGTGGTTGATATTACGGAGTTTCCCCACAGATTAGTTGCAAAGTATAGGAACAATGAAATTAAACCAATGTTGTTCCCTAACATTATATACGAAGTAGCAAAAAATTACAATGGGGCATATATTCTTTGCGAAGTAAATGATATTGGAGATCAAGTAGCATCACTTCTTCATTATGATTTAGAGTATCAAAATGTATTGATGTGCTCCATGAGAGGAAGAGCAGGACAAATAGTTGGTCAAGGATTTTCCGGAAAGAAGACCCAACTTGGCGTTAAGATGTCCAAAACGGTTAAGAAGGTTGGAGCACTCAATCTCAAAACAATCATTGAAGAAGATAAGATTATTTTCAATGATTATGAGATTATTTCAGAGCTTACTACATTCATTTCAAAACACAACTCATTTGAAGCGGAAGATGGGTGTAACGATGATTTGGCAATGTGCTTGGTAATATATGCATGGTTAGTTGCTCAGGATTACTTTAAAGAACTTACCGACCAAGACATCAGAAAAAGATTATATGAAGAACAAAAGAATCAGATAGAACAGGACATGTCTCCTTTTGGTTTTATTGTTGATGGTTTTGATGATAGAGGTTCTTTTGTGGATGAAACTGGTGATAGATGGTTTACTGATGAATACGGAGATATGTCATATATGTGGGATTATAGATGATGGATATTAGCGATCAATTTGAAGTTGAACACCTTTATTTGACTGAAAGAAAATGTAGATCCTGCGGAGAAACTAAAGATTTGATAGACGGATTTTATAGAACAAGAAAAAATAAATATCATCTATCATCATATGCATACGAATGCAAAAAATGTACCATAAAAAGAGTTACTGAAAAGAGAAAAGATAAGTTAAGGTTTGATGATTTTAAATATCCTGATTGGTAGTGTTCATGCACAGTTTCCTCAAATGAAAGTATAGATTTTAATAAATATTTTTAGGTAAATGGAACTTAGGAGAAAAAAATGGCGACTCCTCAATTGTCTCCTGGTGTATTAACTAGAGAGGTTGATTTAACTGTAGGAAGAGCTGATAATGTACTAGACAATATTGGAGCAATTGCTGGTCCTTTTTCAATTGGACCAGTCGGAGAAGCTACCAATATTGCTACTGAGAACGAGCTTCTTAACGTATTTGGACAACCATTGTCCACAGATAGACAATACGAATACTGGATGAGCGCAGCATCATATCTTTCATATGGTGGTGTTCTAAAAGTAGTAAGGACTGATAGTACCAATTTAAAAAATGCAAATGCTGGTGTAAATACCCAGTATAATACGGATTTAAAAATCAAAAATTTTGAAGATTATAATTCGAAGACTACTGCAAATTATTACTATGCCGCTAAAAATCCCGGAAAATGGGCAGATAATCTGAAGGTCTGTGTTATTGATGGCAGAGCAGATCAAATTTTAAATATCTCTGGAAGTTTAACTGGTCTTGGAGCAACTGTAGTTGGATATGGAATTACGGTTTCAATTTCTACAACTACTAGCAATGCTACAGGTTCAACAGAAAGCTTTAATGGATATTTAAAGGCAATTGTAACTGGTATCAGTACTTCAGGAACAACATCTAAAGTCACTGTAAAAGTACTATCAAGAGTTTCTTCTGCAGGAACAGAAACAAGAGTGGATTATGCACAATATGATAGAGCATCTTCCTTCTTAGCAAGTGACTCAGTAAGTTTTACGAATGCTTCTGGTACTAGCATTGGAACTAGCACTTTATCTTCTGTTACAGATTGGTATAATGAACAGACTTTAGATATTGATAATGGAACAATTTATTGGAAGTCTTTAGCACAAAAACCAACAACAACTCAATATGCAGCAGAAAGAAATTCATACAATGATGAAGTTCACGTTGTAGTAGTTGATGATAATGGTTCCTTAACAGGAATTCAAGGTAATTTAATCGAAAAGCATGTTGGTTTATCAAAAGCTCTTGATTCAGTATCTTCAGTAAATTCACCTACCAAAAATTACTATAGAGATTATCTTTCAGTTTATTCTGAAAACATTTATTCAGGTGCTCCTGCATATGATGCTGTAGACACTACAAATTCCATCACTCCAGTAGCTACAGGATTCACAACTTATAGCGGAAACAATTCGTCATTTACAAAAATTACGGCCGCTTCCGGTTCATGGGGAGTAAATGCACAATCAAGAACATTCAATGCTATTGGTAATGTATCATTCACATTAACTGGTGGAAAAGATTATGGTTCTGGTGGTGCCGGAATGAAGGCAGCACTTGGAGATTTGATTACAGCATATGATTTATTCTCAAATTCTGATGAAGTTGAAGTTGATTATCTAATTTGTGGTCCTGGACTGGATGACAAGTTCGAGTCTCAAGCAAAAGCGAAAAAACTAATTGCAATTGCTAAAGAAAGAAAAGATTGTGTTGCAGTAATTTCTCCGAATAGAACTTCTGTTGTCAATATATCAAACACAAATACTCAAACAAACAATGTTGTAGAGTTCTTTGAACCTATCGATTCTTCATCATATGCAATTTTTGATAGTGGATATAAGTACACATACGATAGATTTAATAACACATTTAGATACATCCCATGTAATGCTGATGTTGCCGGATTAATGGCAAGAACTGCTCTAAATTCTTACCCCTGGTTCTCACCAGCTGGTCAGCAAAGAGGTGTTCTTAACAATGCAATTAAGTTGGCATATAATCCAAGCAAAGCACAAAGAGATACTTTATATCAAGCAAGAGTAAATTCAATCCTAAATCAACCAGGAATTGGTATTCTACTCTTTGGAGATAAGACTGGACTTGGATATGCTTCAGCTTTTGATAGAATCAATGTTAGAAGACTATTCCTAACAGTTGAACAGGCTCTTAAGAGAAGTGCAGAAGCTCAACTATTTGAATTAAATGACCAAGTTACAAGAGCAAACTTCGTTAATATTGTAGAACCTTATCTGAGAGATGTTCAAGCAAAGAGAGGAATTTATGATTTCCTCGTAATTTGCGATGAAACAAATAATACTCCAGATGTTGTTGATAACAATGAATTTAGAGCTGATATTTTCCTCAAACCAACCAAATCCATTAATTATGTAACACTAACATTTGTTGCTACTAGAACTGGTATTTCTTTCGAAGAAGTAGCTGGTAGAGTTTGATAATTATTTAAATAAATTAAACGGAGGAATTACAAATGTCTACCCTAAGAACAATCTCAGGATTTAAAGAAAGACTTGCTGGTGGTGGAGCTAGACCCAATCTATTTGAAGTTGAGCTTCCAAGTTTTCCAGCACCACTTACAGCTCTCTGGAAGACTGGTGCTGGTCAAGAAGTAGATACTTTTAAGTTTCTATGTAAAGCAGCTGCTCTACCAGCATCAACTATCTCAGAAATTAGCGTTCCCTTCAGAGGAAGAAATTTCAAAGTTGCTGGTGATAGAACCTTTGATCCTTGGTCAGTGACCATTATGAATGATGAGGATTTCAAACTCAGAACAGCATTTGAGCTTTGGATGAATTCCATCAGCAAACTTGACAATAATACTGGTGCAACAAATCCAGGATCATATATGACTGATGCATATGTTCATCAACTCGGAAGAGGTGCTGGAACTAGATTCTCCACCACAAACTCAGATTCTGTAGATGGAACACAAATTGCACCATTAAGAACATACAAGTTCTATGACATTTTCCCAACTAATGTTGGAGAAATTGCACTTTCTTATGATGATACTAATACCATCGAAGAGTATACTGTAGATTTCCAAATTCAGTATTGGACTGCAGGCGAACCTGGAGACGCAACTGGAACTGTTATTGCTTAATAAATAGTATTAACAAAGCAGTTTATTTATTTTAATAATGGCAAAACTATTTGGTTTTTCTATTGAAGACGAATCCAAAAAATCACCGTCAGTAGTTTCCCCCGTTCCTCAAAATAATGAGGACGGGGTTGACCACTATTTGACTAGTGGTTTTTTTGGTTCCTACGTAGATATAGAGGGCGTATATCGAACAGAATTTGATTTAATTAAAAGATATCGAGAAATGGCTCTTCATCCGGAAGTGGATAGTGCTATTGAAGATATTGTCAATGAAGCAATTGTATCAGATTCCAATGATGTTCCAGTGAGCATCGAATTATCAAATCTGAATGCTAGCGATGGTCTGAAAAAGAAAATTAGAGAAGAATTTAAAAACATTTTAGACTTATTGGATTTTGACAAAAAATGCCATGAAATTTATAGGAATTGGTATATTGATGGCAAATTATTTTACCACAAAGTAATCGATTTTAAAAATCCTCAAGAAGGAATACAAGAACTACGTTACATTGACGCAATGAAAATGCGTTATGTAAGACAGAAGAAAAAGTCAAATAAAAATGATTTAAATATAGTAAGAAACAGAGAAGATAATAATCCATTAGATTATGATTTTCCCGAAGTCGAAGAGTATTTTCTTTACAATCCAAAAACTTCATATCCTTTAGGAACAGTTGGTGGACAACAATCATCTGCGAGTCAAGGAATTAAAATCGCTAAAGATGCAATTACATATTGCACATCAGGATTGGTAGATAGAAATAGAGGAATTACTTTATCATATCTAAACAAAGCAATCAAATCTCTTAACCAATTGAGAATGATTGAAGATTCTTTGGTAATTTACAGATTATCAAGAGCACCAGAGCGTAGAATTTTCTACATTGATGTTGGCAATCTTCCAAAGATTAAAGCAGAACAATATCTTCGTGATGTCATGATGCGTTATCGCAACAAACAAGTATATGATGCAAATACCGGAGAAATTCGTGATGATAAGAAATATATGAGTATGCTTGAAGACTTCTGGCTTCCAAGAAGAGAAGGTGGTAGGGGAACTGAAATCTCTACACTTCCTGGTGGACAAAATCTGGGAGAAATTACCGACATTGAATATTTTAAGAAAAAGTTATATCGTTCACTAAATGTGCCATCATCAAGAATGGATGGTGAAGGTGGATTTAATCTTGGACGCTCTTCAGAAATTCTTCGCGATGAACTTAAGTTCACCAAGTTTGTTGGTCGTTTAAGAAAGAGATTTTCTAATATGTTTAGCGACATGTTAAAAACTCAATTGATTCTAAAGAACGTAGTTACTTTAGAAGATTGGGAAAAAATGTCTGAACATATTCAATATGATTTCCTATATGACAATCATTTCTCAGAATTGAAAGAGTCTGAACTAATGAATGAAAGATTGAATTTGTTAGCAACCGCAGAACCTTATGTCGGTAAATATTATTCTCAAGATTATATTAGAAGACATGTTCTTCGTCAAACTGATGAAGATATTTTGGAGCAAGACAAACTTATAGAGAAAGAAATTGAATCTGGAGTAATTCCAGACCCAAATGCAATGCCAGATCCAGGCATGATGGGTGTTTCGGACACTATTGATGGTGAAATGGGAGCAGTTCCAGTAGAACCAGAAATTGATGAAAAACCTGTAGAAGCTCCCAAAGGCGGAGAAATATAAATAGAGAATATAGACATCATAAATTTTTATGGAAGAAATTGTAAATTTAATTGGTTCTGATTCTTCAGCTTCTGAAATTAGTGACAAAATCAAAGATGCTCTTTACGCAAAAGCATCTGAAAAAATTGATTCGATGAGACCTAGTGTTGCATCTTTAGTATTCGACACAGAACAATCAGAAGAGGGATGAAATAATGGCAAGAACTTTACTTTTAGCTGATGAGATTGCAGTCCCATCAACTACAGGAACTGCAACAAGTTTTTCAAATGCCACTGTTGTTCGTTTAGTAAATAACAATACAACAGCTTCTGTAATTACAGTTGTTGAAACTCAAAGTGGAACCGGCGTTGGTTCATTTACATTGCCAGGTAACGCTGTTGAGTACTTAGAAAAAACTGCTACTCATTGCGTATATGCAACTGGGGGAACAGTTTCTGGAGTAAAAGTAGGATTTACCGGGTAATCAAATGAAACTAATCAGAGAAGAAATCGAAAAGGTAGAGGTTATTACAGAGGGTGCTGGAAAATCAGCAAAACTCTATATTACTGGACCTTTCCTTCAAGCAGAGTGCGTAAACAGAAATGGACGTATGTATCCCATGTCCATTATGGAAAGAGAAGTAAAAAGATATACTGAACAGTATGTCAATAAGGGTCGTGCTCTTGGAGAACTCGGACATCCAGATGGTCCAACAGTAAACCTGGATAGAGTTTCTCATAAGATTGTTGCACTTGAGCAAAAGGGCAACAACTTCATCGGAAAGGCACAGATTCTTTCAACCCCAATGGGTAAGATTGCAGAATCACTTCTAAAAGAAGGTGTTTGCCTTGGAGTTTCTTCTCGTGGTATTGGTTCATTGACTTCTACTAAAGAAGGATATAAGCAAGTTGGCGAAGACTTTATGTTAGCAACTGCTGCTGATATTGTTGCAGATCCATCTGCTCCAGATGCTTTTGTTCAGGGAATTATGGAAGGAAAGGAGTGGATTTGGGACGGAGGAATTCTTAGAGAAAAACTTGCGGAAAATACTGCCAAAAGAATCAACACTTATGTTGACCAAAAAATTCTAGAAGAAAAAAAATTAGAACTATTTAATAATTTTTTAGTAAACTTGTAATTTTATAAATAAATATAGATTAAAATAGAGGTTAATCGGAGAGTTCAAATGTCTAGTGGAGATCTACAAGAAATGGAAGTAGGCACAAAGCAATCCAGAACCGCCGTTAATTCAGGCGCTAAGCCAGCAGAAGCCATGCCAACCATGGCCGACCCTGGCACTCAACTTGCTAGTGTAGAAGATTTAGGTGGTCCTACTCCAGAAAATTATAAGGCTGATGATGATTCAGCAAAACTCAGCACACCTGGCGCAACCCTTAAGCAAGTTAAGGATGTTGTTACTAAAGGTGCTGTAGCAGCTGAAGAGGTAGAAGTAGAAGAGGAAGAAGTAATTTCAGAAGATGAAGTTACCGAAGAAGAAGTTGTGGAAGAAGAAGTTGTAGAAGAAGAGACTGAAGAAGGTTTTGATATCGAAGAAGATGTCAATGCACTAATCGAAGGTGAAGAACTTTCCGAGGACTTCAAAGAAAAGGCAAAGACCATCTTTGAAGCTGCACTAAATTCTAAGGTTTCCGAAATTAAGGAAGCACTGGAAGTAAGATATGAAGAAAAACTGGCAGAAGAAGTACAAGAAATCAAAGAAGCTCTTAATGAGCGTGTTGATTCTTATCTAGAATATGTCGCAGAAGAATGGATTACTGAGAACAAGCTTTCTATTGAGTATGGACTCAAGGAAGAACTCAGTGAGTCCTTCATGAGTGGTCTGAAAGGACTTTTTGAAGAGCATTATGTATCAATCCCTGAAGATAAATATGATGTACTTAATAATATGGTAGAAAAACTTGATGAAATGGAAACAAAACTCAACGAGCAAATTGAGAAGAACGTTTCCCTCAACAAGCGTCTTGCAGAGTCGGTTGCTGATGGAATCTTTGACGAAGTTTCTGAGGGTCTAGCACTTTCTCAGAAAGAAAAGCTCGCTTCACTTGCCGAAAGTGTTGAGTTTGAAAGTGAGCAAGAATATCGTGAAAAGTTGGAGACTTTAAAGGAAGCATATTTTACTTCAAAAAAAGTATCTCCTTCAGCTAAGTCTGAAACACTATCAGAGGGAGTAGATGTTGCTCCAGAAGTACATTCTGGTTCAATGGCTGCTTATCTGAAAACTCTTTCAGCATTCAGCAAAAACTGAATTTAATATTAAATCAAACGTAACGAAAACACACTTTTTAGAGGTAAACGCAAATGTTCAATTCCGAGCATCTGCAGGAAAAGTGGGCACCTCTCCTCAACTATGAGGGTCTTGATTCAATCAAAGATTCACATAAGAGAGCTGTAACCGCAGTCCTGCTCGAAAACCAAGAGAAATTCCTAAGAGAGCAACAAGCTTTCTCAGAGTCAGGTTCATTCCTGACCGAAACCCCAACAGTAAATACTAACACTGGCGCAAATGCTGGTTTTAGTGCTGGTGCATCTTCACCTGTTGCTGGTTTCGACCCAGTTCTGATTTCACTAATCAGACGTTCAATGCCTAACCTGGTCGCTTATGACCTCGCTGGCGTTCAACCAATGAGTGGTCCTACCGGACTCATCTTCGCGATGCGTTCCCGTTACAACAATCAGTCAGGTGCAGAGAACTTCTATAATGAAGTTGATTCAGCATTCTCTGGTCAGGGTTCAACCTTCGCCGAAACTGATGGTTGGGTAGACGGTACAGTTGGTCTTGGTACTACCGCTCAAGGTGGAACCAACCCTGGCATTCTCGATGCATCTGACCAAGCAAACAACGCTGCTACTGGCGCTAACCAGTATAACGTTGGTCAGGGTATGCGTACTGACGAAGCTGAAGCACTTGGTGCTGATGGCGGCGCTCAGTTCAACGAGATGGCTTTCTCAATCGAGAAAATCACCGTTACTGCACGTTCAAGAGCACTCAAAGCTGAGTACTCACTAGAACTCGCTCAGGACCTCAAAGCAATCCATGGTCTAAACGCTGAAGCGGAACTCGCAAACATTCTCTCAACAGAGATTCTTGCTGAGATCAACCGCGAAATGATTAGAACCATTTATAAGGTTGCTAAGCCAGGTGCTCAGGCAAATACCGCTACTGCTGGTACTTTTGACCTTGACATCGATTCAAATGGTCGTTGGTCCGTAGAGAAGTTCAAGGGTCTCCTATTCCAAATCGAGCGCGATGCAAACGCAATTGCTCAGCAAACTCGTAGAGGAAAGGGTAATGTAATCATGTGCTCAGCTGATGTTGCTTCTGCACTATCAATGGCTGGTGTACTCGATTACACTCCTGCACTCAATGCAAACCTCAACGTAGATGACACCGGCAACACATTTGCTGGCGTTCTAATGGGCAAGTGGAGAGTATACATCGATCCTTATGCTGCAAACGTTGCTACTAACCAGTACTACGTTGTAGGTTATAAGGGCTCTTCACCTTATGACGCAGGTCTATTCTATTGCCCATACGTTCCTCTCCAAATGGTTCGTGCCGTTGGTGAGAACACCTTCCAGCCCAAGATTGGCTTTAAGACTCGTTATGGTATTGTTGCAAACCCATTCGCTAAGGGCGCAGACACCGCAAATCCTGGTGTACTTTCAACCAACAGCAACGTCTACTACAGAAGAGTTACTGTTAAGAACCTCATGTGATTCATACTCACAAGAGTTATCGGGGGTCTTCGGACCCCTTTTTTTTATCTAAATAATTAGAAAAAATGTCTAGCACAAGAAATATTTTTGCTAATCAGATTACAAATAGGAATTTTTTGTCTTCTGTTGGATTTAAATTTATTTTGAATCGAGCACCAAAAGTTGCATTCTTTTCAAATAGTGCAAATATTCCAGGATTGACACTAGGTATTGCAGAACAACCAACTTATCTAAAAGATGTTGATATCCCTGGAGATAAAATTGAGTTTGACGATTTTAGACTGACATTTCTTGTTGATGAAAACCTAGAAAATTATTTGCAGATACAAAAATGGATACGTGGATTGGGATTTCCAGAATCTTTACAAGAAATATTTGACCTTCAAAATGAAGAAAGAGTTTTGGAAAATAAAAACTCCCCTATGATGAACATATACTCAGATGGGACTTTGCAAGTTTTAAATAGTGCATTTTCTCCAAACTTTAAGGTAGTATTTAAAGATATGTTTCCATATTCTTTAAGTCCTTTAGAATTTAATGCTACAGAAACTGATACAGAATACTTTACAGCAGAGGTTCTTTTCAAGTATACTATCTACAATATAACTGACAATAACGGAAACAAACTATGAGTATAGACTTGGAATCAATCCAAGAAATGTGGAAAAAAGATTCTTTTATGGATATTGATAATCTACATTTAGAATCATTAAAAATTCCTGGATTACATGCAAAATATCACGAACTCTACAATAGAGTTTTTCTTCTGAGAAAAAAGGAAGAACAAGAAAAAAAGCAATTGACTCTTGATAGATACAAATATTATACGGGAAAGTCTTCAGTTGAAGTATATGCTGAAGAACCATTTCCATATAAAATTAGAGAAAAAGATACTTTAAATAAGTATTTGGATGGTGATGAAAAATTATCCACATTGGTAATGAAAATTGAATACTATAATACAGTTTTAAATTTTCTGGAAGATATATTAAAACAACTTCATAACAGAACTTATCAAATTAAAAATAGCATAGAGTACATGAGATTTCAATCCGGTCTAGGATAATGGAAGAAGATTCTAGAGAAGATTACTTAGATTTTTCAATCGAGGATATACATCTTTTATATCATTGCGTTGAAAAGAGATTAGAATCTTGGGAGGGTTATCCATCCAGACATCCATTTGAACAAGAACATTTAGTGTCTTTAAAAAGTTCATTGTATAAAATAATATTAGAATACAAGTTCAAATACTCAGAATAAATAATGACAGAAATGTTATTATTATGAGTGACGTAAAAATTTCAAAAAAGAATGAGGTTTACATCAAACTAGAATGTGAGCCTCACATTTTATATGAACTCCAAGAATACTTTACGTTCGAAGTTCCTGGGGCAAAGTTTATGCCTCAGATGAGAAATAAGTATTGGGATGGAACTATTAGATTATTGTCCGTACATACTGGAGAAATCTATGTAGGACTACTTGATAAAGTAATTGAAAAGATAAAATTGCATGGGTATACTTACGAATTTAAACCAAGTAAGTATTATGGTCAACCATTTGAGGTAAACGAGAATATCTCATTTGAAGGTGTAAAAGATTATATGCACTCTATCTGTACACATTCTCCGAGAAAATATCAGATAGAATGTGTGTATGACGCATTAAGATACAATAGAAAATTAATGATTAGTCCAACAGCTTCTGGAAAATCATTAATGATATATTCTATCGTAAGATATTTTGTATCTCAAGGAAAAAATATTTTAATTGTTGTACCAACTACAAGTCTTGTAGAGCAGATGGTTGGAGACTTTAAAGATTATGGTTGGAACGCTGAAGATTACTGTCATAAAATTTATTCTGGAAGAGAAAAACGAAATGATCTTCCGGTAACAGTAACTACATGGCAATCAATTTATAAATTGGAAAGAAGTTTTTTTGAAAACTATGATGTTGTAATTGGTGACGAAGCGCACCTTTTCAAAAGTAAGTCATTAATTAATATTATGACTAAATTACATAATACAAAGTATAGATTTGGATTTACTGGAACATTAGATGGAACTCAAACTCATAAATGGGTTCTTGAAGGTTTGTTTGGACCTTCCTATAAAGTAACAAAAACATCAGAACTAATGGAAAAGGGATTTATTTCCACATTAGATATTTTTTGTTTAGTTATAAAGCACAATCCAAAAAAGTTTGAAACTTATGAAGATGAGGTTCAATATTTAATTGGAAATACAAAAAGAAATAAATTCATCAAGAATCTATCTCTAGACTTGAAAGGCAATACTTTAATTTTATTTTCTAGAGTAGAATCTCATGGAAAGATTCTTTTCGAATTAATAAATAGTAATGCCAATGGAAGAAAAGTTTTCTTTATTCATGGTGGTGTTGGAGTAGAAGAAAGAGAAAGAGTAAGAGAAATAACTGAGAAAGAAAATAATGCAATCATTATTGCTTCTTATGGAACAATGAGTACAGGAGTTAATATTAGAAATCTACATAATGTTATTTTCTCTTCTCCAAGCAAATCTAGAATTAGAAATCTTCAAAGCATTGGAAGAGTTTTGAGAAAAGGTAAAAATAAATCCAATGCAATTTTATATGATATTGCTGATGATATTACATACAAATCATCTAAAAATTATACCTTGAATCATTTCATTGAAAGAGTAAAAATTTATAATGAAGAGAAATTTAATTATGAAATTGTACCTATTAATTTAAAAGAATGATAGAGGAAGAATTTTATGCTTCATTAAAGTTTAAAAATGGTGAAGAAGTCTTTGCTAAGGTTTCTGTTTCTGAAGAGGAAGATGAAACTTTACTTATACTTCTTCATCCAATAACAATTGTTGAAGTAAAAGAGAGACCAAATGGAGTAGTTGGACTTAAGATTCAACCATGGATAAAGACTTCAAATGAAGATACTTTTATAGTAAATAAAAAAGATTTAATTACTGTATCAGAATCTTCTAATCAAGAAATAATCATGGCATATAACTCATATGTCAGACAGGTAACTGAAGATGGATCAAACTATTCCAAGATAAATCGTAAAATGGGATATATTGGTTCAATTGATGAAGCTAAAGAGCTCTTAGAAAGAATCTTTAAGAATATCTAAGAGCTTAAAGCTGTCCTATCAACCCTAACAGAGAGATTCTACTGCTATTCTGAGTTTGTGTCAAGTATTTAATTAATTGCAAAAATACAAATAAGATGTTATTATTATAGTAATTAAATCTTATAGATAGGTAAAATGATTACTACGAATATAATGTCTAAAAGAAAAAGATCAGTTCATTATGTAAACAATAAAGAATTTTTATCTGCTCTGATTAAGTATCGTGATGAAGTAGAAAGAACCTTCATACAAAAATATGGAAGAGAGCCCACTAAGGACGATAGAGGGACCAGATGGGACACTAAACCCCCAATTCCCAATTACATTGGAGAATGTTTTTTAAAGATTGCAACTCATTTATCCTTTAAACCAAATTTTGTAAACTACATGTTTAAGGATGATATGATTTGTGATGGTATTGAGAATTGTGTTCAATACATTCATAACTTCAATCCAGAGAAATCACAGAATCCTTTTGCCTACTTCACTCAAATTATTCACTACGCATTTTTGAGAAGGATTCAAAAGGAAAAGAAACAGATTGAGATTAAGAATAAGATTTTAGAAAAGAGCGGATACAGCGAAGTGTTTGACGACAACAACACCATTGACGGTGACAACTATTCGGACTATAATAGTATCAAAGATGCTGTTCACTCCAAACTTCGTTATTAATGAAAGTAGCAATAATCACAGATACACATTGGTGTGCTAGAAAATCTTCAAAGATATTTCAAGATTATTTTGAACTATTTTACAAAAATGTATTTTTTCCAACTTTAGAAGAGTATGGAATCAAAACCATAATTCACATGGGTGATGCATTTGATTCTAGAAAAGCTATTGACCTATCTGGATTAGAGTGGACTAAAAGAGTAGTTTTGGAAAAAATGAAAAATTATGATGTGCATATGATTACCGGAAATCATGATTGCGCATTAAAGAATTCAAATAGAATTAATTCTCCAGATCTTTTGCTGAGGGAATATCCCAACATTAAAACTTATAGTGAACCAACAGAAATTAATATTGGTGGTTTAGATATTTTACTTTTACCCTGGATTAATCAAGAAAATGAGGAAACAACTTTCAAACTTATTGAAAAGACAACTAGCAAGTGTGCGATGGGGCACCTTGAACTCGCAGGATTTAGAGTTAATAAACAAATCGTCATGGAGCATGGTTTGGAAAGCAAACTATTTGCGAAGTTC